GGTGCGCCAGGCCTCGCCGGCGCGCGAGCCCTCGCCAGTCCAGCCGGTCCAGCCACGGCGGGCGACGATCTCGCGGAAGTCGCGGCGAAACTGCTCGAGCGTGGTGCCGGTGGCAATCGCCTTGTCGACCGCGGCGCGCAGATCGGCCAGCAGATCGGCCGCAGTGGCACCCGCGACCACGAATGCGCGGTCGTGCGCCGCCTGCCAGATGTCCTGCCAGGTCTCGGTGGGCAGGTCGAGCTTTTTGCGGAAGAAGTCCACCGCCTGCGCGAAGGGCAGCGCGAGCGCCGCCTCCAGCCGCGCGGGGTCCAGGCGCACCGGATCCGCCATGACTAGGCCCACCCCGCGAGGCGGCGCGACAGCTGCTCAACCTGCTCGTAGGCGTCCCGCACCTCGGAATGCGACGCCATCCGACAAGCCGGAATCGAATCAGACCGCGTTACCGCACCGTTACCCGCCCCGATCACCCCAGCGCAGCTATCGTCGGGTGTCTGAGCACAGAAAAACGGCTCTACGGGGCTGTAAACGATTTCGCCCTTATCGACCATCCTGCACCTCACTGCGGCCCGCGAGGTGGATCGTGGCGAGCGCCTGGGCGAGCACGGTCACCAGCTCTTCGGTGGGCAGGTCGCGGTAGCGCGCGAGCAGTGTCTCGCGGAAGGCCTCGAGGCTGTCGGCCGCGTCGAGCATCGCAGCGATCTCCTCCTGCCATGCCACGATCTGCGCCTCGGCCTGGCGGCCCAGCGCGCCCGCGACCAGGTCGGCCGGGTCGGCCTCGTTGCCGGCTGCCAGCATCGCCGGGCGCCACTGCGCACGGGCGGTGGCTGGCTGCGGGGGCGAGCCCTCGGGTGCGGCGGGCGGCGCGCCGGGCGCGCCCGAGGGCATGGCGGCGGGGCCGGCTCGGCGCGCGGCGCCTCGAGCACCGGCTCTTCGCCATCCGGCTCGGGCACGCGCAGCTTGTCGTGCGCCCAGCTTCGCGGAATGCGCATGCCCACCCCCACGAGCTTGGGCAGCGCCTCGGCGTAGGCAGTGATGTCCTCGGCCTCGCCGAGGTCGAATGTCCAGCGCGGGCAGCGCCGGTAGCTGTCGATGGGCGCGCCGTTCAGCACCAGCAGCGGATACACCNNGCGCGCGTCGGCGGCCAGGATGTCATGCCGCACCTCGGCATGCAGGTCGGCCACGCCGCTGCCCAGGCCGGTGGCCTTGGCCTCGGCNNAGAATCGCCTTGCTCTGCGCGCCGTCGGCCCACGCCACCATATTGAGGTGGTGGCTGCCCTCGCCGCCGCCAGTGATCTTGTTGATCTCCAGGCTCATGCCGTCGGGCATGATCGCGCGGGCGTCGTGGCCCAGCGCGGTCACCGCGCGCATCAAGCTGGCCTTCTCCTCGCCGGTGGCGCCCTGCATGTACTTGCCGACGATGATCGGCAGGCCGTAGGTCTCCAAAAACTCCGCGAAGTCGCCGATGCTGTAGGCCTTGTACAGGAAGGGCCACACCAGCACGCGGCACAGCCCCATGCGCCCCAGATAGCCCGTCTTGACCTTGCTGTGCTGATGCAGGATCCAGCCCATGCTGATCGGCTCGGCGCCGTCCGGGCTGCCGTCGGCCAGGCGCAGCTCGCGCCGGTTGCTCGACACGCGAAACCAGGTCTGCGGCCGCGGGTGAAAGCTCGGCAGCCAGTCCTGGCCCCAGCGCTCCCACTCGAGCTCGATCGGGGCAAAGCCGTGGCCCACGGCTTCCATCATCCGCACGACCACGTCTTCGAGATCGTCGACGGCGTCGCGCAGCAGCGCCTCCACCATCGCCGCGGCCTTCTTCTCGGCGCGGCTGGCGTTGCTCGGCGGCTCGATGGACCAGTCCAGCCCCAGCACCGCGCCCGCGCGCTTGTCGAACTCGCAGCGCAGGTGTGCGTCGCGGTCGTACATGTCGTCGAACAGCTGGTGTTGCGCGAGGATGTCGCCCTCGTCGGCCTGGCGCAGGATGCGCGCGGCCTTGGCGGGCGTGAGCCCGTCGAGCTGGCTCTCGACCATGAAGTGCGCGAGCGTGGCCACGCGGGCCGTCTGCGGCTCGCGCAGCAGGCCGGAGTCGAGGGGGTTGCCGTGTTGGTCGATGATGCGCATGGTCGTTACTCGGGCTGTTGGGGGGTGTCGGCGATCGACTCGGCAAAGCTCAGCCGGCGCGGGCGCCACCAGCCGCAGGTGCCGCACAGCACCCGTCCGCGCAGGCAGGTTGTGTCCGTGCTGCCATGCGCAGTGAGCGTGGTGAGGTGGTCGCAGCGCTGGCAGCGCAGGGGGGCATCGCTCGCGGCGTGAGGGGCCATGTCAGCCGCGCTCCTGCACGTCGATGAGGCCACGCTCGCAGAACGGCCTGATCAGCTCCGCGAACTGGTCGGCAGGCATTGTCGCGTAGGCCCAGTTGATGGCGTCTCGGCCGGCATCCAGCCACCGCTGGTGCAGTTCCTCGGCGCGCACAATGCGTGTAACCAGCACGTCCGCCGTAACGGTTTCGGTGCTGCCGTCGGCATAGGTGACCACCAACATCGTCATCAGAACATCCTCCGCGATTGGTAACCGTAGTCGTCGCCGCCGCTGCCATGGCGGCTTACGGCCTGGAAGCCCTCCATCCCCACCGCGCGTGTGGTGGCGATCATCCACAGGATGTGCAGGGCTGACAGACCGTCGTAGTGGTGCCCGCTCTGTGGCTCGGGCCAGCTGTCCAGCTCAGCAAGCAGCGCTACAAGGCCGGGCGAGAACAGGATGCTCGGCTCCATGGCGTCGGTGATGAACGGCTCCAGGCTGTCGATACGGGCGTCCCGGTCGCCAACTGCGGTAACCCCCACCAGCGGCACGGGGCACCCCCGGCGCACCGACTCGCGCACGATGTTCTGGCGCTGCGCCTCGAAGGCGACGTTGTTCTCGAATCCAATTGCAACGCACCCATATTCGCGTTGCGTGGCGATGAGATCCGCCTCCAGCTTGCTCGGCACGCGGCGCTTGATCACCGCCTCAATCACATTGAGCTTCGCGCGGGCTTTGTCATAGCCGCCGATCAGGATCGCGGAGGGGTCTGACGACTGCCCGCGGCCAACGGACGGGTCGCAGGCGCCGAACATGATCCATTGCCCGCGCACCACCCAGAACTTGTAGCCGGCGAA